ACAAAGCTTCTATTAAAAAACCAGATGCTAAATCAGAAATGGCAGCTATTGAAGAAGAGGAAGCAGAGTACATGCTAAGTAATATTAAAAATCTTTTATCTGATGAAAATGTAGAGCTAGAAAGTTATAATGATTATCCAGATGCAGTAAGTAACAATGCTAAAAGAGGTAGAGAACTAAATGAAAAAGTTAATAATAAATGTGCAACTGATATAGGAAAAATAAGAAGTGCTGATTTAGAAGCAAAAAGAAACCTTTCTGTAGAAACTATAAAAAGAATGTATTCTTATTTAAGTAGAGCTGGTGAATACTATGACGAAGGAAACAATGAAGCATGTGGAACTATTTCTTATTTGTTGTGGGGTGGTAAAGCTGGTTTAAGATGGAGTGAAAGCAAACTTAAAAAATTAGGAGAAATAGATCTAGCTTCTATGGTAGTAGATGACAATTTTGCAATAATTGACGATAGGTTAGCTTATAGTACACAAGAAAAAGCAGAAGAAATGGCTAAAAACTTAGGTTGTGAAGGGTTTCACGTTCATAATTTTGAAGATAAAGACTGGTTCATGCCTTGTGAAAAGCACGAAATGAAGAAACCTTGTCAAGCTGGTTATGAGCAGTACGGAATGAAGATTAAAAACGGTAAAAAAGTACCTAACTGTGTACCAATAAAATAGAGATGAGAAGAAGAAAAGTTGAAAAAGTACCATCAGGTAGAAAAAGTAGAACTTCTCCAGTAGGTGGAAAGCGTGGTTGTTTGTGTTCTGATGGTAAATCTTATAGTAGAAGATGTTGTGATGGATCTTTACCAGCACAAGGCATTGGAGTAGGTTAAAAAAACTTTATAAAAGTATATCATTTTGCGTTTTTGTACGACTTACAAGTATGAAGGCGCAAGAAATACTTAGTAAAATCAAAGAAGTTGTAGGTATTGAACTATCTGAAGAGGTATCTGTACAACTAGAAGAAATCAAATTAGATAACGGAACTGTATTAGTTGCAGAAAAGTTCGAATCTGGACAATCTGTTTTTATCAAATCAGAAGATGACGAAAATATTGCTTTNCCANTTGGTGAGTATGCTTTAGAAGATGGNAGAAAATTAATGGTCAAAGAAGAAGGCCTTATTGATGCTATTGGAGAAGTAGAAGTTAAGGAAGAAGAAGTAGAAGCTTCTGAAGAAACTAAAGAAGTAGAAGTAGAAGCTGAAGAGGAAAAAGAAGAAGAAGTGGAAATGGAATACGTCACAAAAGAAGAATTTTCTAAAGCTGTAGAAGAAATTAAAGGCATGATCGAAAACATGTCTAAAGAAGAAATGAAAGAAGAAGTAGAAAAAGAAGAATTATCTGCTGAAGTTGCTGAACCAGTTGTTCACAATCCAGAAGCTAAATCTGAAACTAAATCTTCATTCAAAAAAAGCTACCCCAACACTATTCAAAATAGAATTTATCAAAAACTTAATCAATAAAAACAAAATAAAATGGCAACATCGTTAACGACAAGTTACGTAGGGGAATACAAAGATAAGATGATAGCATCAGCTTTATTGAGTGGTAAAACACTTGATAATGGTGGGTTAACAGTTTATCCTAATGTAGCTTATAAAGAAGTAATAAAGAAAATTGCACTAGGTAACGACTTAATGGTTGGTGCTTCTTGTGATTATACAGATGCTGGAACTGTAACAATTTCAGAAAGAGTTCTAGAAGTAAAAGAATTTCAAATAAACAAAACTGAGTGTAAAACTACATTCTCACAGGATTGGACTAGCGCACAAATGGGCTATTCAGTACCTAATTATGTACTACCTAAAAGTTATGCAGATTTCATATCACAACAATATATAGCTAAGATTGCTGCTAATGTTGAGTCTATGATTTGGGCTGGTGCTGCTGGAGCAAATGCTTTTGATGGTTTCACAACTACTTGGGCTGCTAATGCATCTTCACTTGCTGGTGGAGCTGTTGTTACTGGTACTACAGTAACTGCTGCTAACGTAGTAGACGAAATTGGAAAAGTAGTAGATAATGTAAGTGCTAACAATTCTTCTCTTTTAGACAAAGAAGATTTACACATTTATGTATCTAATCACATTTACCAAATGTATGTAAGATCACTTGGTGGTTTTGGTGCTGCTGGTTTAGGTGCTAATGGATTTGATGGAAAAGGTAACAATCAAAATTTAGGAGATGCTTTATTATTTGATGGTATCAAAATATTTAGAGCGCCTGGAATGCCAACTAATGACATGGCTGCTGCACAAAAATCAAACTTATTCTTTGGTTGCGGAATCGAAGGGGACTTATCAGATATAAAATTGATAGATACAGGAGACACGCTAGGTGACATGAATGTAAGATTTGTTGCAAGATTCAAAGCTGGTATTCAGACTGGGTTACTTGAAGAAGTTACTTACTATACCTAATTAATTAACTAATAATGGGGGGTTGTAATACTCCCCTTTTTAAAACTAAAAAATATGAGTTGTGATCTCAGTGCCGGACGAAATGTCCCATGTCGTGATTCCGTCGGATCAATAAATGCCGTATACCTAATTGATTATAATGATCTTGGAACTGTTACTTTAACAAATGATGAAGTTACTGATGTTTCTGGAACATTTTCTTGTTATAAATATTTAGTAAAGGGAGCAAATTCCTTAGAGCAAGGTGTTACAGCAAGTACTGAAAATGGAACTGTGTTTTTTGAGCAGACTTTGACATTAAACTTACAAAAACTTACTAAAGAAGATATGGTTCAACTAAAGCTTATGGCTTATGGTAGACCGCATTGTGTAATTGAAGACAACAACGGAAATTTCTTATTAGCTGGAAAAGAGCATGGTCTTAGTGTATCTGGTGGTAGTATAACTACAGGAGCAGCTTTTGGAGATATGTCTGGAATTTCTTCTTTAACTCTTACAGGAAGTGAGAAGTTACCAGCGAATTTCATAAGTGGAGCTACTCAGGCAGATCCATTTGCTGGATGTTCTTCAGCTACTGCAACTATAGTAGTAGGAACAAACAGTTAAGATGTTTAGTGGGTGTTATGTGTAAAGTACATATAGTACAGGGTGTAAAGGGTGGTTCGATTAATTTTTAACCACCCTTTTTTTTAAAAGATTAAGATGCAGATATTAAGTACAACAGGGGGAACTATAAATTTTATACCTAGAGAAGATATTTCTAGCAGTAAAACCTACACTTTAAAAATAACTTCTGAGAACCTTAACAAGGTTATTTTAACGGACTCTAACGCAACCATTGGAAGTAATAGCTTCTATTCTACTTATGTAACCTCACAAGCTCTTGTAGAGGGTGGTTTTTATATGGTAGAAATACAAAATACTACAGACAGCAAATTAATATTCAGAGATAAGGTGTTTTGTACTAATCAAGCATCATCAACTTATGAAATGACTTCTGGTGTTTACACACAACACAACACAGGAGCAAATGAATACAAATACTACACCTCATGAACAACGTACACCTACTCGAATTAAGCCAATACGAAAAGCCAATAGTAACTGAAGAAAAGAACAGAGACTGGATTGGTATAGGGGATAATAATGATTATTATGAAAACCTTGTAAATGCTTACATGAATAGCACAACTAATAGAAGTGTTATTACAGGTATAGGACAACAAATTTATGGTAGGGGATTAGATGCAACGGATTCTAATAAAAAGCCAGAGCAGTTTGCACAAATGAAAGGATTGTTAAAACCTGACTGTTTAAGAAAGGTTTGTTTAGATCTTAAAATGTTGGGAGAAGCTTCTTTACAAGTTTCTTACAAAGGCAAAAAAGTTGCTTCTGTTTCACACTTTCCAAGAGAAACTTTACGAGCTGAAAAAATGAACGATAAAGGGCAGATAGATAACTACTATTATGCTCCAGATTGGACCAAAGTAACACCAGCTACAGAACTAACTAAGATGCCTGTTTTTGGCTCTAAGAATAGTGGCAATGAAATCTATGTAATTAAAAAATATATCCCTTCTTACTACTATTATTCACCAGCAGATTATTCTACAAGTTACCCAGTTTTAGAATCTGAAATTGCAGACTATCTAATAAATGAAACCATGTCTAGTTTTAATTCTAGAACTATCGTTAATTTTAATTCAGGAGTACCATCAGAAGAAAAAATGCAAGAGATTAAATCTCAAGTTTTAAATCGTTTGACTGGAGCAAATGGCGAAAAGGTAATTGTAGCATTCAATCATAATGCAGAGCAAAAAACAACTATTGATAGTTTACCAGTACAACAAGCACCAGAACTTTATGAATATTTAAGTGAAGAATGCAAGAGAATGATTCTTTTAACACATCGTGTTACTTCTCCATTGCTCATCGGATTGAGAGACATGGGTGGTAGTGGATTAGGTTCTAATGAAGATGAAATTAGAACTGCACAAAGGTTGTTTTCTAACACTACTATAAAACCTTATCAAGACTTAATTTGTGATGCTTTAGATGAAATACTAGAGGTTAACGGAATAAGCTTAAACCTTTACTTTAAGACAAGTGATCCTTTAGAATTTATTGATGTTGAAGTAAATAATGACGAAGTACAAGAAGAAGAAACTGGTGTAAAAGAAGATGATTTTTCTAAGTTAGAAATGATGGCTTCTAAGGCATCTTCTCCAGAATATACTAATGTAGTGTATAATGCAATTTTAAAAGGTCTTAAAGGCGAAGCAATGAGTGATGAATGGGAAATTGCAGACATAAGAGCTTACAACGAAGAAAATACAAGTGCTGATGAATGGGCTAATGATGTAATTCAACTAGCTAAAGAGAAAAAAACAACTACACCTATTCCAAATATTCCCAAAAAGGGTTCAACACTTGATAAATCTTACTATGCAGTTAGGTATAAGTATGACGTAGGAACTACAAGAGGTAAAGGTGGCAAGTCTAGAGAATTTTGTGAAGAAATGATGAAAAGATCAAGACAAGGTGTTGTTTATAGAATTGAAGATATTAATAAAGCAATGATAGATAAGGATTTGTTCCGAGATTTTAAACTACCAATGCATAATGATCAAACCTTTGATTTGTTCAAATTTAAGGCGGGTAAAAACTGTAGACATATCTGGAAGGAAGTATTGTATAAAATGAAAATTGGTGCTGCTTTAGATGGAAAAAAAGGTAGTGATGATTTAGAAGATTACAAGAATGTAAAAAAGATACCTAAAACTTACAAACCAACACCCAGAGGACACAAAAGAGCTGCAAAAGCAGAAAGAACAAGAAGTGATAGAGGAGCATATCCAACAAGTAAATAATTATGGAAATAAATAGAGTATACGAAAAGTTAAATAAAGTAGAGTTAAAATCTGAGAAGATAGAGTTGGCTTTAGTTGATGATTTAAAAAAAAGAAATCAAGAGTTGTTTAAAAATTTAAAAACATCAGATGGTCTTTGGAGAGATTATCAAGATTATTTAACAAATGCAGACAAACCATTTTCAAAAATGATTAATTCTTATGATGATTTAGGTGCTTCTATTCAATTTGCTGATGGTGTTGCAAAAAGATTTATAAAAGCTGCAAAAGAACTTGGAGTAGATGTTAAATCAAATAAAGATTATCAAAACATTTTAGCAAACACAAAAACAGCAAATGAAGTAATAAAGACTATTGCATCATTTAAAGATCCATCAACATTTCAATAAATAAAATAAAAAATGAAAACAACATTAGAAAAAGTGTTTGAAACACTTAACAAAGTAGAGTTAAAGTCAGAGAAGGTAGAGTTAAGTAGTATAAATGATTTAAAAGAATTAGTTACTGACGCAAAAAGAATTATTAGTTTACAAGAAGATGGTTTTAAGTGGGGTGAAAGAGCAGAAAAAGAATTTAAAGAAGTTAAAAAAGTAATATCTGATGCAGAGGGTATTACAAGAGGCGCTTTAAGACAAGCGGGTAATTTAAAAAATGATAGTGATAAAATATTTAACAAAATTGAAGTTATGTCAAAAGATTTAGGGATAAATCCTAATTCTATAAAAGAATATGACACAGCAATTAAATTAATAAATAAAATGTTTGACAATCAAAATCCTTTAAGTGGTTATAATGATATGTTAAAAAAATTATTATAAAAAATGGCTAAAGTTTTATTCATACAAAGAAAGGATTTAGTAACATTTACAGCAGCTAATGGCAATGTAGATTCTGACAAAATATTGCCTTATGTATACATGTCGCAACAAATAGAGGTTCAGAGGTTATTAGGTACTGATCTTTATGAAAAACTTATAGCTGATATTGATGGTGGCACTTTAACAGGCAACTATTTAACACTTGTAGATACTTATATAAAGCCAATACTAATTCACTACGGATTTATGAGAGCTTTGCCATATTTAGGGATAACAATAGCTAATGGTGGTATTTACAGAAACAGCGCAGAAAATGCTACTGCACTAACTAAGGATGAAGTAGAATATTTAGTAGAAGCAGAACGTGATGCAGCACAGTACTATAGCACGAGGCTCATAGATCACTTAAATTTTAATGCAAGTGCAAATTTTCCAGAATATTTTACAAATAATAACGAAGACATTTCACCAGATTATGATGACAATTTTAATGGGTGGTATTTAAGATAGATTATGGCAGTAGAGAACGGATGGGGGCAAGGTGCTATTAACAACACTAATGATTACGGAAAAGCAAAAGCTAATTCTACAAATGGATTTGGTAAAATTTACGAATCTACAAATGCTGGTTTAACTAATATTGTTGGAGGTGATCCAGTTGTTTCTATTTCTTATGCTTTCAATTCTTTTTGTGCTGATGCTTCGGATCCGACACCAACAGTTTCTAATAATGCTGGTGCTGGTGCATTTAGTTCTACTACTGGTTTAGTAATAAATTCAACTACTGGAGTAATTGATATAGATGCTTCTACTGCTTCTACATACACTGTAACTTATACAGATACAGATGCTGCAACTGCTATTTTTGATTTAACTATTCATGCATTACCTACTGTAACTGTAAGTGTTTCTGCTGGCACTATTTGCGTTGGTGAAAGTACAACTATAACCGCAAGTGGTGCTTCTTCTTATTCTTGGAGTAACGGTTCTACAGGCAATTCAATAACAGTTTCACCTACTACTACAACTACATTTACTGCTACTGGTACAGATTCTAATGGTTGTACTAATACTGGTGCTACTACAATTACTGTAAATGCTTTACCAAGTGTTAGTATTTCAGGAACTTTAACTTATTGTGCTGGCAGTACAACAACACTAACCGCAACTGCTGGTTTATCTTCTTATTTATGGAGTACTGGAGCAACTACACAAGCTATAAATGTAACTGCTGGTAGTTATACAGTAACTGGAACTGATTCTAATGGTTGTAGTGCTACTTCTTCTGCTTCTGCTGTAACAGAATTACCTTTAGATAGTGCAACAGTAACTTATTCAGCAAGTGCTTATTGTCAAGTACCAACTGGTGCAACTGCTGTAGAGGGTTATTATCCATTATATACTACTGAGTCAGCAGCACAGGCCGAAAGCTCAGACGGAACAGCACACGCTCACACATTGAGTGGAACTACTTACTATATGCCGAATGATGGTGTTACAATATACCATGGAACTTATTCTTTAACAACTCCAGCACCAACTATCACAGGTGAAACAGGTGCATTCAGCGAGTCGACTGGCAACTTAACTATAGATAGTTCAACTGGTGTTATTACTTTAAACAGTTCAACTACTGGAACTTATACAGTTGTATATACTACTAATGGAACTTGTCCAAATACAGTAAATAATACAGTAACAATAAATGCTTTAGATGGTGCTACGTTTGGCTATTCTGCAAGCAGTTTACCACAAACAGGAACAGCAAGTTTAACAACTACTCCTACTACTTCAGGTGGTGTTTATAGTGCTTATCCAAGTGGATTAAGTATTAATTCTTCTACTGGTGAAATTGATTTGGCTGCTTCTACTATACAATCCTATAAAATATTTTATGA